ACACAGTGGCAAAGATAAAAGCATTGGCATAAGATGATTGATGACCCAGACATGTGCTCTTGCGAAGGATCAATAGTTGTTTACCGAAAGGAATGCTTTTAGGAGCTGCAACTCCGAGGAAGTTGTTGGTGACAAATTCTGGAGCACCTTGTGGTGTTTCATTGTGCCAGTAAGCAGCGTGGTATTTGCCAATGAAGTTGTCCTCATTACTTCCATACCAAGTGGCAGTACCATTTTCGCTCACTGGTGTCAGTATGAACAGGAATGAGAGAAGGAACGCTATGCTATTCACGTATGAGGTCTACCTTTTTGAAGGCGACAAATAACTGCTTAGGGCGTAGTGATGAAGGCTCTTGTGTTCGAGATTCTGCTAAGGTTGCATACTCACTAATGGTGTCATAACCAACGAATTGCCGCTTTAGGTAATTTGCAACTTTAGTTGTCTGCCCAGAACCTACAAACGGATCAAGGATGATGTCACCAGGATATGAGTAGAGGTTTATAAGGCGATATGGAATTTCCTCTGGGAAAGGACATGGGTGTGCAATTGTTCCTGGTGGTACTGGTGCAATATGCCAAATGTTATTGGCAATCTCCATAGTGAACAGTCGATCAATCGGAGTTCTAGCGTTTTGCTTCTCTGAAAATGTATGAGCATTGTAAATCTTGGGGCCTTTTTTGTGGAATACCAGAATGTACTCCGTCATAATGTTTGGGTAGTAGTACCCAGGAAATGGGTGTTGAATGAAAACGCCAGCACGCTTTACGCCGCCAGTACATTTATGCCATACTATATCCTGATGCAGTGACCACCCAAGATTACACATTCTCGATGCTAAGTCAAAGGGTATAGGAAACATTTTACCCTTTAATAGGAGGGTGCCTATTACTACCGCACAGAAACCACCTGGCTTTGTCACTCTATGGACTTCTGTAAAAATACTTTCCAGCCAAAGCAAGTAGTCCTCGTAGGTATCTTGTGTTTCAATAGAAGTGCGGTTGCGGTAGTTCACACTTGCATCAAGCGCATGACTGTCATAGTCTATCGCGTTCCAATATGGAGGGGATGTTACGGTTAACGAAACGCTACCACTTAAAAGGTCGGCCATATGAGCAGAAGATTTGTTATAGATTACGTTTAGCACGTCGGTCAACCCCCGTCATTGAGCGCTTGTCCATGATGTGTTCTTTCCGCCGTAACTCGGCACAATCAGGACACCAGTGAATATGCCTGTGGTATTCTTTGCGCAATGCCTCGATCTGCCGTAGAATCTTCTGGCCTTTTTCACAAACTACCACAGTCTCTACTCCTATCTTCTGAGTGATAGCCATTTGATTGCCATCAAGTGCATCCTCTTCCAATCTCATTATGCGTATAGCTCTGTCCATGTTGTAGAAAACGGGGATTCCAATTTCTTGCGCATGCTTCACTTCAGCATCCGCTCCTTTGCTTTTGCCTGGGAGTCTAAGTACAGCATCACATTGCTCCAGCCACTCCAAGTCCTGAGCGAGCCAGGAGGAATATTCGTGAGGGAAGAGAAGATGCCAGAAATGAGACAAGTGTGGGATAAATGGCGTAAAACCCACCTGAGCTAGACGCTCGCCTGCTCCGATGGCAATCTTTACATTGATTGCCACATCACCATTTGAGTATGGCCCTGCGATATAAATCTTCACGGTTTTGTCACCTCACCGAGATGTAAATCTGTCAACCGCTCACTAAGGTGTAAGTCAGAAAAACTCCTGCTGAAAGCACTCATAGATTTCAACTGTCTCATCGTAGTCAGGATGTTGTACCAGGTACTTTTTCTTCCACGCAGCAAATGCTCGCAATAAATCTTGAGATGGAGACTTTGGTTGTGTACATACACATGAGTAGAAAAAAGGACAGGGCTTCTTACCTCTTATGAAACACGCAACATCGCTAGGCCACCTAGTGTCGGTGTAGCATCTTGGTAGATATGGACATTCACCACTCGCACAGAACATGGTGCCAAAGAAGATACACCGGTAGTTTCTAATTCTAATGGTGTCAGTCAATTGTGTACCTTGCATGCGATTCTTTTTAGATGATCTAGTGATGTAGCTACAGGTATGTTATGCTCTTTTGCATACTTTACTTCTGCGTCTGCACTTTTACTTTCACCAGAGACTCGTAGCAGGAAATCACACTTTGCTATTTGTTCAAGGTCATGCTCTTGATGTGGAATGTACGGAATAAAACCAAGGAGGGATAGGTTCTCACCTATAATAATGGCTCTTTCGATGTTCTTTTTTGCATTACCATTCTTGTGGGGACTTGCAATGTAGACCTTTGCGAACATACCATCTATCACGTTTGTTTCCTCTGTCCAGCCATGCCCCAAATACGAGGCACATAGCTTTGGCATCGGTGTCACTGGTTTCCTCAACACTGACACCCTCGTATATGTGAGTTATAGAGACGTAGTGCCACCAACTGCTAAGTGTATGAAGTTCAAATTGCACGTGCGGTTTCATTATGACATTCTTAAGCTGCATAGCCTGTGCAATGTCAATGTGTGGTTGCCATACATGGTGGTATTCTACTACACAACCCTCTGTTTCAGCTGCGAAAGCTTCTGCCGCTTCAGAAGACCACATTACTAGAAGAGGATTTTTAGGGTCTCGCCAACGCCCTTCATTATCTATGTACCAGTTCAAAAGTTTTATTGCTAGTCGTGCATCAAGAATTTGCCAATCAGATTCGTTCATATTTCTCTCCGCTCTTTTTCCATGGCCAATTGAACGGCAAGTGCGTGAACGCAGAGATCGCCAGTATAAGAATGGTGTTGGCCCCAATCGCAAGTGCAGGAGAAGCAGCCAGAGTCGTAGATCACAGTGCGGTAGAAGCCCCCATCTCTCAGTATCCTGGCTTCAATACAGGTGTGCCGTCGCATAATGGCACAGACCCGTCCTTCATCCTCCAGCCGTTGTGCCTTCTCCAGGCGTGTCTCTGTCATCAGTCACTTCCCCACTCACAACGTAAATATGGCTGAGTAATAACCTGGGGAGGCTTCGCCATCTCCTCCTCATAGCATTTTTGGTTCCAGCTCTCTTTCGTAGCGATAAGGCTCCTTGCTTCCTCTACGCTGTGCGCAAACGCAAAGATGACACCAAAAGTATAATTCTCAAGTACGTCCTCCCAGACATAAAGATTGAGCTGATCAGTCTTTTCCATGTGAGTTTCGGTCATTTGTTCCTCCCATTATTGTGATAGCCCACCAGGTTAGCTATCACGCTATCACAGATTTTGCTCAGCGTCCCGTCCTGGACGAACGGATTATATTATCCTCCTTATTATGTGACTGGCTACTATGTCACATAACCTTTGGTAAGATTGTAGCCTATTTCTTGGACGCATTGCAATAGAATGTGTGGGGCATGATTCAAACATGCTTTTTCGTCAGAATGCCATCCACATCGATAACAGGAGCAGGATCACATGCTATGATATTATTGATCCTGCTCCTGGAAAAATGGGATGTGGGGTGAGGTATAGGGTAGACAGAGGCGCTATACTTATCACCCCCGCTATTTGTTATGCTTGGCTATGTCAGCGGACAAAAGCTCCTGAAGAACATGGAGTGTGGTTTGCTTGTCGTTATCATCACATTCACTAGCACTTACCATGAGCATAGCTGCACGAAGTTTCTTGCCAACACTTGAAAGTGTTCGATATGGAATGTCACCAGCCTTGCGACCACCACGTGCAGGCTGTGCAAGATATGCGTCAAGAGCTTCACGGTGAAATGATGGATTACCATCTGCGTCAACTACAGCTTCAATCTTACCTTTTCGCCATAATATCCGCGTGTAAGATTTCGATCTGCCAATGTAAAGTGCAGCATTAGCCAAATCGAAATAACCAGACTCATCTACCTCGATTGTTACTACTAACTGACCATCAACTTCTGCCAAAGGCATTGTATGTACCCCCTCTTTCTCTTTCTATGAAATGTTTGTGGATAGTTTCAACTTCTGAATTATTTGACGCTGGGCTAACTCCTTGAAAGATTTTTGACTGCATAGTGCTCTTTAAGGACGCTCCCAGTATAGCACAGTCAGAGAGCATAGTCAAGCAACATAGATATAGGGATATGAATTCAATTCGTTGACATAGAGGTAGAACCGAATGGAGTTATGCGATAGGTTATCGTGGTAGATTACCGTGTGGCTTATGGCGATGGATTATGATGTGGCTCGTGCTGTGACACGTAGTGGTAGCTTGCTTGATTTTTCGTTATGCGATATGGTTTGGGTTTGAAACAGATGAGGTATTGGTAAATGGTTTCAAGAGTTATGCTATAGGTAAACTATAATGTTGCTCAGAAACCATTTACCAATTTCAATCAATAGACTTATGGAGGGGCTATAGGTGGATTGTGGATTGTGGATTACATTCTGTTGGAAAAGTACTCAGATGCAATATAGGACACAACGCCTATAAGAAACAAGAAGCCGATCAAGCATAGAGCATCTAACATTTCTACTCCTTATTCTGTGCTGATTGAGTTTGACCATCAAGTGCAATAGAAGCGTGAGCTTCTGTGAGAACGGCAAATTCTGTGAGTGCACCAAAAGGCCCTGTTACGATCTCTGGTGCTTTTAGCACATGGTCTTCCGTGTTGAAGATTTCATTGTCACAGACTTTTACTGATGCTTGTGGTCTGTTCTCATTGGGTTCATTTTGCATTTCGATTGTGATGTAAAAACCACGTAATTGAAGTGTGGCAGTAATTCTATCACCCTCCAATGAGTACCCCTGTTGAAGATGTCCTTTTTCATAAACACTTACATTGGCGCTGGTATTTGTATTCATTCCTCTTTCCTCCAGTTTTCTTGTGAGCTGATGCACTCATTGAGTAGGTCAACCAATTGCAACGTGGGTACGGAAATTGGGTTTAGAAATTCTAATGTCACTTTGTAGCTACCTGGCGCTGAGTATGTACGCCAATCGCTGCCGTATCCAAACAGTCCGAAAGTTTCAAAAAAGTCTTGTGATCCTTTATGGTTTTTTACATCGACTGTAATACTGACCAATGATGTGTCGTTCACTCTTGATTCTCCTTTGCTAATCTTCCAACCAAATGCTTAGAACTGTCAGTGCAGTCAATGCGATTCCCACTAGGGAAACTATTCTGTGCTGCCCACCAAAGTTTGGATATAGACTGTCCACAACGAATGCTAACACAAATGCAACTGCATATATCCAAAGGCCTAGCAGAAGTCTTGAGGGTTTGTACATTATTTAGCACTCCTTTTCTTTGAGGCAATCTTCCTCGAAACATTCTGTGATGCGAATTGTCATGTACACCTCCCACCTATAACCAGAAGATGTGAAGTCATCAAATTCGCGGAGCAGTACATCATAGCCTATGTGCTTATTTCCCTCCACTTTATAATATAGACGACCATTTGCATCATCCCAAACGTCACGAAAATCTTGGGCTTCCCAAAACGCACAATGTTCTGCTTCACCACGTGTGCGAAAGGTATAGTTAGTGTTTGGCGTGAAACCAGGCATACCAATTAGCACGTGAAAATGTGACCGCTTGTTTTTGTTGTACCTTCTCTTTCTGCAAACGCGAATGTGATAGTCTGCTGAATCTGGGTCATCAATGAGTCGTGATGTCCAAGTGCATGGCGTTGCATAAATGCGTGTGCGATGCCGTGCCATCTCAATGGCCATGTCGAATACGCCTTCATTGACAAAGCATTTTGGTGTCTCTGGAAATGCGTCTCGTGGAACGTACACATCGTAGTAGTCATAGACAAATTCGCGTGTCACTTTGATCCTCCATTCTGTGTGTTTCCCTCTATAAATATTCTCTTGTGCCAAAGTGCTTTATCATTTTTTCAAGGCACATTGACATCGCTGTGATCTGACGTTTCATCGTGCTAATTGCATGTTTCTCCGCAGCATACATTGTGTGACGCCCAAGAAAGAAGCTCTGCAATTCTGTTAGTGCTGCTTCAGCGGCATCAACACGTGCTTTTGCCTCTTTAAATCTCCGTGAAATACTCATTTTACTATTTCCTCCTGTACATTTGGTGCAAAGTACACGTGGAAAGTGTAGTCTTTGTTATTAGGTAGCATGAGACTTACGTGTAAATAGTTGGTGTCGTCATCTTTTGATACCTTTCTCACGACGACTACATAGTCTCCTGGTGCTAATATTTTTTGCTTGTGCTTGTGTCTACGCATATGCCCTAGTAAGTGCATTTTACTGTCCTCCGTCTAGGTATTCAAAAAGCTTTGGGTGAATCTCTCGCGCCTTTGCCTCACTTATACGCTTGCAGCAATCGCGCACATAGGAAAAAGTGCAGGTGCTGAACATGACTGGTGAATTAGGCAGATCATAGACTCCTGCGACACATTCGTATCTAGGAGGGGTGCCTAGAAGAAATGTGTTCAAAGGATTTTCTGGGATTAGAACTGCAACTACAGTTCCAATCGACTCCTTGCGTTTCGATGTTTTGTACTGCTCATAGAATCGCAAACCTTTCACTATGTGCTCCTTTCAGAACGCTGCTTGTAGGGCTACATTTAGATTTTCTGTTACATCTTCTCGAAGAGTGTCAAGGTCATAAAAGCCCCAGCAAGAGTCTACTGGTGTATCGCTGTCATCAAGTATAGTGTACCCATATACCTCACCACGTAAAAACGTATCATATGTATTCACCTCATTGATGAGCATCCGCTTTACTTGTGCTCTGCGCTTTGCACTAACTCTTTTACACGACCATTCTTTGCGTACATCCTCCAGGGTCACATAGATGTAGCCAACTTGTCCAGAGTCCCATGGAGATGAGAAAGGTTTGGTGTGCATTGTTATGCCAGAATGGTCGTAGAGAAACAATGGAAGCATTATAACTTCCTGCTCAAGTACCCGCTCCATTGCTTTCTGATACAGGTCTTGGAACAAGTCAGCAGATTTCTGTAATGCAGCTTCTGTGACTCTGTTGCTCCAATACTCCAATCTATTGGAGGTGTCCAAGCTTTCAGCCAGAGATTCGAGCCATTCTTCTGGTGGCTCATTTGGCTGCTCATCACCAAGAACATATCTCTTGTGCCAGCAAACCATTGTACCAAGATTGTCATCCTCTCTTGGTGATTCAGGGGAATTATCCCGCTCGATTTTGATGGTGAACTCCATTTTGTGACCTCCTTATTGAATGTGTGCAAATGGTTTCCATATAAAAGACCCCCTCATAAGAGGGGGTCTTTTGAGAGGGTCTTTTGATGCGGAATGGATTGTCTGCGTTTTATTTTTGGCTAAAGCCAGTCACGGAATCTTGGTCGCAGACGATCATATCCGCTGCTACTTTTGTCAGCAAGGAGTTCTTTGCGAATTTCTTCTATGTCAATTGGTTGTGGGCGCAGCCAGACATCATATAGAGTTGTGAATGGATCAAACAGCGCAGTGAATACAATGTCAAGATGGTGTTCGTGCGCCCAAGTAATGAGCTTTCTTGGATCGTCATTCTGTCCTGGGTGCAGACCGTACTCCAAATCTGCAATGGCAAATGTAAAGCCATACTTGGGTGGCCTGAGCACACAATTGACTGCATGCCCTTTCATTGCTTGGTCTGCAAGCCAAGTAAAATACGCAGGTGCATTTGCTTCTGCGCATTCATTGCAGAAGATTTCTCCATTGTCTAAATCCAGCCAGAAATCTTCTGCAACTAGGGAGGATGGTCTTGTGCAAATTACGTCGCCACACCCACTGCATGTGGTATAGCTGTCGCTAAAACCCCAACGAGCAGAATTTCCAAGAGCGGAAATAGCCTCACCAAAAAGTGGGTCACTTGTTGGGTCAGTACCATCCATGCCGACAATAACAAAGTCATTGCCTTTGTACATAGCAATGAAACACCCATGTTCTGTGAGCCAGCCAACCGCTTTATCTTTGTTCACTGTTGATTTTCCTTTCCTTTCCTTTCTAGTGGAGCAAATGGTCTAAAGCCCATGTGTGAGCTATTAGTTCTTTAGCACAGAATAGTGCGTCATCGTAACTATTGGAGCAGAACGTGCAGTGTGCATCTGTATCCTCGCGATAGATACAAGCTAAACCGACCTCATCTTGTGAAATCCATAGTCTGACGACGCCAACATTTTGCACGGCCAACTGATATGGTCTTTGTCCAAGACGTACGTCTTTTCCTATAAGAATGTAGGGGCCTTGATATTGATCAAACGGTTGTAGTGTGGCGTCATAGCCAAGCTCTTGCAGACCTCGTACAATGTGAGCGTGCAATTCCCAAACATTGCCGTCATTGTCTTTGCCATTTTGATTGATGTGTAGCATTTCACCTGTCATGTTCTCTCTGTTCTCCTTTATTCTTTGTTCTTCAAACGCCAATATTTGGCGATTTTCAGTTCCTCTTCCCAAGTTGCGCCACATGTTAGGCATGTTACTTTTCTGAAGATTACGTTTGGGTATACGCTAACTTCTGCTGCCCTACATATGTCACTTGATTTGCAGCTCGGACATAGGTCTCCATCTGCTTTGGTGAAGTCTCTTTGTGACATTGACCTTTTTTCGCTTGTCATGATGCGACCTCTATTTCTTTCCTCCATGCATCAATAACATTCTCTAGTGTAACAAGCGCATTCATAATGTCGCGGCGTACACTCGTTGGTGGTGTGTATTTTCCTTCTATTTCTCCTCTCACCTGTGCTGCATTGACGTGATATTTTGCGTCGATTAAAGAAACGGTTGCTTCAATCAGATTCTCTTCACAAGTCATGTTTTGACCTCCGTCATCCCCATGCTCTCAAACCATTCGTAAATCTCGATTAGCAAATCTTTGTCATCTCCTACTAGTTCCACATATGCTCCATCAAACCAATCCAGGAACCAATATTCAATGCGCCAATGTTTGGGGAAGAATCTGAATTCATCTTGTGGCCCACCACAAGAAAGCTGATAACGATAGTAGCCCTCCTGTTGATCCCTGAAAGTATTTGGTGCAATCCAATCAAAGGAAAGGCCATAGTCGAAAATGCTACCGAGATCATTCGTTGTCGTTGCTGTCGCTGTGTCTATTTCTTCTTCTTCTTCGCCTGCACAATATCTAGTCCAGAGTTCGTGCAGGTCTTGTATACGACCATCAAATTCTGCTGGTAGTCTTTCAGCACATGTTGGTGTCGTTGTCATCCTGCATACTCCCTTCTGCTGGCGGTCAATAAATCGTGTACGGGAAGATTTTCTGCGCGTGAACGGTACGCAAAGAATTTTTCGTACCTTAGTTTATCGAGGTACTTTTCCCAGACGAGAAAGATTGGCGTGTTTCTGCCGTTAGATTGCCATTCTCTTGGACTGTATTCATCAGGATATGCAGGCATGTTTGCATCCCACCAAGTTGAATCGTGTGATGGTGTCTTGGACATAAAATCGTCCATAAGTTTCAGTTGCTTTCTGATAGTGAGCAGGTCTAAGTGCCCACTATCTAAATTCGTGTAGCCTATGACTTTAAGTTTCTCCTCCCATTCTGCGCCGCAATGAGCACATTCGACACGTTGGTGTACAATTCCCAGCGTGAAAGTTCTGAGCGTGTGCTCTGTCCTAATTATGTCTTCAGATTCACAAAGAGGACATCTTGTAGGATTGTTTCTGTACTCCGCTTGTGAGATTCGCTCTCGCTCTGACACTTTACTGCCCCCCTTTTGTGTGTGCGGAACATTCTTTCCAATAAAAAAGCCCTCTCCGAAGAGAGGGCAATTGTGGGAGCATCAGTTTTAGCAGGGCACAATCTCAAACGTTGCGCCCACTATTTTGCATCTGCGCATGAGTACACGCTTTGCGATTGACGCAGCTTCGCGCCATGTTCTGCCACTGCCAGTGGTGATGTAATAGTTGAGGTAGAAACAACCCCATCGAATTGTGTGACCAGGGCCAGGGTGCTTGCCTTTTGGCTCGTCCAGATAATACTCCATCAGGTGTGGTGTGAATGTTCCACCACCTTTCTTGCCACCGTCCCAATAGCCATTTATTGGCTCAGGAAAAGTGACTGCCACTGCATACTGTTGCTCATTCATAATTGGCCTCGTTTGCTTCGTCTCGTGCTATTCTCTCTGCATCTGCTACTGTTATTACGTGAGGATTATTTTCGCATGCAGGGGATGCTCCGAATAATGCGCCGCGCTTTGTGCGAAAAGGCCCCCATACTGCTGCATATTTGTGGCCGTGGGTGTCTTTTGTGGGTAATACTTTGGACGAGAAGATTTCTCGCTTGGGTGCGTGCTTTGCTGCATTTAATCCTACGTACCAGTGGGAACGGGATCGTGTGCGTGTCATTTCAGACTCCTTATTCGTTATTCTTTCGATATTATCTCGTAGTAAAGCTGCTGACCAAGATTGACCAATCTTGTCGAATGTTACGCGCGTAAAAGTTCTGTTGTGAGTTGTGCTAGGCACTTTGAGATCAACAATGGTGCCTATATCACCAGGTTCAAACTCACAGAAAGGATTGCCACCATAGTTACTATAATAGGCCTCCACAGAATGCTTGCATGTCACCTTGTCACCCTTTTTGTACTCCACTTTGGGCCTCCTTTTTGTGTGAGTGTGTGCGAAAAGATTCAGTACAAGGCACATGATTGTTGCTGTACATGATTGTCGCTGCACATGGGTATTGCTGCGCATGATTGTCGCTATTCATGTGCCTTGCACTATTCCTTTGTCAACGATTGAGCGTTTTATAATAGCACTGCCCCACAGTGCTATATGCCGCTTGATTATTGATGTACTATCGGCTAATTGTATACTGCTGTGTATTGCTGTATACTACTGTATACTACTGTTGTACCATTATGCTATTTGCTATCGCTAATGGGTTTGGAATGATTTACCTACTATTATTATATGTTATATCCCCAAATTCTAGGAATACCCATGTAGAAAGTTGTACTGTAAAGAATAGACCATTTGGTGAGTTATTTACACCAAATGGTAGGGTTGTGAACACTCTGCCTGGATAATGGAGATATAATATATAATAATACTAATAATAATAATAATAATGAATTGTGTTTGCTTTCATCTCTTCACTCTCCCAATTTTGCAATATCAAAAGGATTTGCAACGAAAAGAGCTCTTATAGAGCTCGCCTACTTTCGATGCAGAAAATCGTGCCGACTGCCTGCTGGGGCGCATAATTCCCTGCCGTGGACTTGGGGAAATTTTGCGCTTTCATGTAAAAAGCGCCAGTCATGCGACTGGCGCTTTACTGACAGGGTTTGTGTTGGCTAGCGCGAGGTATCGATATAATTCGTGTGCAAGCAGTACGGGCAAGCTAGCGACAAGTATGCTCGACGTGATTGATTCGGCGTGATGCTATTCTCTCCGAATCTATGACCGCACGCCATGCAGAGATAATGGCCGTGCAAGCTTCCGACTATTGGAGTCCAGGTTGCCATGTCATAGGGTTGCTTGGCTGGTGCAACCTGGTGCACATGTGCTTCCAGCCAGGCCAACACCTTGCATAACTCAGTGCGTCGATTCGGATATTTGGTATAGTCAGTCTTTGCCATGGCCAGCGCATACGTAAAGGCATTACGCTGGTATGTTATGCTCACAATCATCCTCCCTGACAGGCGAAAAGCCTTGCCGTTTGTGCGGCAAGGCTTTGTGCGCCGTCTATTGTGCTGACTGCCTAGTCAAATGTTATATCCTCGGCAGTAATCACACTCGATTCGCTGGCAGCGATGGCATCGATCAAATGACCATCGGCCCAGGTTGCCGCGTCTGTATTGCCATCAGCATTGGCAGTATCAGTGACATAGCGCCATAGCCGTACGTCATCGGATTCAAGTGCTGCATTTGTACGTTCGCGAACGATCATAGCGACATACTCGGCTATGTCATTCACTGAATATAGTACAGTGCCATTGCTATTCTTGCCGTTGCGAATGTTGTGCTGATCTGCCCAATATGGACGCAGTAACGCTACTGCTCCTGATCCTTTGAGCAAAGCCTTGGCTTTGCTCACATTTACGAATCGATCAATCTTCCCTGACTTGCTGGCCATGACATGCTCCTTATGTGTGTGTGTGTGTGTGTGTGTGTGTGTGTGAATCAATCGACTAGATTCATGACATAGGCGACTCCTTGCGTTTGTGCGTGCCAGGATCATCACCCTAGCTTCGTCATCTCTGCAAACACCTCATCTCTCTTGCGTGCAATGTAGCATACAGCGCAGGATTCTTCTAACCTAACAAGCTTGACTATCATACCTGCAATGTCCTTGGAGTCCAGCATATCTGTTGTGCATACTGCATCGAGCAACATCGCGAATGCTTGCCCTAGCTTTGATTCACCGAATTCAGCGTATAGGGCTTCCGAACTACGTGTGGTAGTAAGGCTGTCCTCCAGGTCTTTGAGCTTGCTCACCGTGAATCCCCCCGTTGTGCTTGTGCTAGCTATATGAACACTCGATCCCTTTGTGTTGGAGATATGCGATCAATCATATCGACTATATCGCCATCGTCGACTGGAGTAACCCTTGGTACTAGCAGGCCTTGTGCTAATGCTTCCTCGAATTCGCGCATGCTCCTGTCCTCGTCCTGGAGTCCAGGATCAACGTCAAGCCCTAGCTTGGGCAAGACGTATACCGTGCGTCGTGACCTGTACGATTTCATGTGAATCCTCCTGTATGTGTGTGTGTGTGTGTGTGTGTGTGTGTGTACCAATACTGTTATCGGCAGTCAGTCAGCAAACTTGAGCAAGGCAAGTGTATAGCTAGTCGCGCAACCTGTCAAATTCGGAAAAAACACGTGTAGGCGTGCACGTGCAAACAGGATAGCCATGCGCTTGCGCTTGCACTGGCGAGGACGTGAATTGAAAATCGGCCCGTGCCCATGCCCATGCGCTTGTCCTCGCGCGTACCAAACAACATGCCCTGGTACACCTCAAAAAGTGGGGGGCAGGCTCTCTCCCACTTTTGCGCTAATAAATCACTGCCTACCAATAATTGATACATTCATTACAGAAGCAGACTATGCTCATAAATATGCCGTATCAGAAAATAGAATTGACGCCGAGAAATCTGTGTGGTATAATGATGTAAGGCCACAAATAAGGAGACCATAATGCCTAGTGTCAAACTAAGCGAGCAAGATTCAGAACTTCAACAGAATAAATATGAGGAATTCATTGAGTCCCTTCAGCACCAACGAAGTAATGTACCTGTGTCCATGTCCATGTCCACAGCTGATGCACCGGATAGTATTGAAAACAGCGAACACAAACAAGACATCTTTAATTGCCTTGCGAATAACTGGAGCGCAGAGCGGATTCACGCATTTCTTTTGCAAACGGATGGTACCAACATATCCATAGATGCAATTAAAGAGTACCGCAACAGTTTGCCAGATGATGTCTTTCTCCCTATTACATACCTCCAGAGTAAGTTTAAAGAACTTGACATTGAAGTTGATGCGGTTGGTGAACTTGCTCGCTTGCTTAAATTGAAAGCAGAGCGTTTGGATATGGCGCTATTCCTTGAGAGCTGTACACATCCACTTAATCCAATAGTTGATGAGCAGGCACGTGGGTACTGGAACTTGCTCAGAGAGTATCTTGCAATTCAAAAGGGGCTTGGTTTTTTCACTGTAGATACAGCGAGCAATAGATTACCTGCAAATGTACCAGTGGGTGAAATACCAACCATACACGCTCTGTTAGAGTTGGTTCCGACTGAGCGTGCTACATCGATTGATGCTGATGTGAGGGAGTTAGAAAAGGTATGAGGTGCAGAACTTGAATCTAGCTACCAAAGACCTCCTGTTAATCCGCGCTGCATTAATGCGCAACTTTACTGTTGAACAGCTTGAGCGCACTGGCTTAATTAATGAACCAATTGATAGCCATATTGTTCGCCTTGCATTAGCAGCAGTTGATTTTGAGTTCTTTAAGCAGTTCTATCTTGGTCATCACTTCTATCTTCCATCCGCTGAGATGCACCATGAGATAACCAAAGAGATTGAGTACATCATCCGCACGAAGGGGAAAATCTACAGTGCGGTTGTATGGCCTCGTGGTTTTGCAAAAACAACAACGGTTACGTTAGCACTACCTTTGTGGTGTGCACTTTTACGTAAGCGACGCTACATTCTAATTATCTCTGACTCACATGACCAAGCAAAACAACAGCTTGCAAATTTGCAGGACGAGATTGAGAACAACGAACGTATACACGAAGACTTTGGTGACATGAAAGGTCGTGTATGGCAGCGTTCAGAGATTGAGCTTGCTAATCACGTTCGCATAGAAGCACTTGGTTCTGGTATGAAGATTCGTGGGCGTAAGTATCTGCAATTCAGGCCAGATTTATTCGTGCTTGATGATATTGAAAACCTCAAGAGCGTTCAATCTAAAACACAGCGCGGGGCTACCTATGCGTGGCTCACACAATCAGTTATACGTGCTGGTTGGGATGACACTAAAATCTTTATTGCTGGTAACTTCTTACACTTTGATTGTATGCTAAAGCGCGTTGTTGCCAATCCTATGTTTAGGAGTAGGGTTTTTAAAGCGGTAGTTTCATGGGCTACGAATCAGGGTCTCTGGGATGAGTGGGAAGCTTTATTAACTAATCTTGGTGACAAAAACAAGAGTGAGACAGCACGTGCATTCTTTAATCTGCACAAAGATGAGATGCTTGAAGGTGCTAAGAGTGCTTGGCCAGAAGCTTACTCATACTACGATCTTATGGTTATAAAAGTCTCTGAGGGTGATACTTCATTCTCAACTGAGCTACAGAACGATCCAAGAGACCCATCTAGGTGTATCTTTAATCGCTGGCACACATATAGAAAGGAGTATCGACCAAACAAGGATGGTGCACCTGAGCTTTGGCTGGTTCCTACTGGTAATGGAGTAGCTACGCGCCTCATTGACTGCATGAAATTCGCTTTCACTGATCCATCACTTGGTAAAACAGCATCAGCCGACTATTCTGCCATAATGATTATCGCCAAAGCACCTAACAATCAAATGTATCTCCTTGAGTCTGATATTAAAAGACGTTCGCCAACACAATTAATGCTGGATCAAGATGCATGGGCGCGTAGGTATACATTCTCTCGTTGGGGAATTGAGAGCAATCAATTCCAAGCCTTCTTTGCATCTCAATCAGCACGTGATAGCATGGCAAAGGGCACCAACATTCCATACATGCAAATACCTCAGTACGGTGATAAAAGTCTGCGCATCTCCACTTTGGAACCTGATCTAACGAATGGCTATTTGCTCCTACTTGAAGGTGGACAAACTCTTCTGAAGCAACAATTATCTGAGTTTCCAGTTGGTGCCCACGATGACGGCCCAGACGCTTTAGAGGGCTGCCGTACAATCGCACAGAAGTGGGCACCTATTGCAAGCTCAGAAATACTACAATCAGAAGCATACAATTTTGGAAGACAAGAAGCATTTTATGGCCATAGGCGAATTAACATGCCTGATCCCTACGCTGAACATGATGCACGTGCACGTGAGGTTGAAAATGAACGTAGAGCGGCACTAAAACTGGAACCCTTACCTGAGCCAGTATTTGTACCTCAAATGTTCTACTAAAAAGGAGACAGCGTGATTCATAGAAGCATCATTTTTGCTGACATACATGTGGGCAGTACCTCCGCTTTATGGCCGCCTGAACAGCCATTAAGTGGTGGTGGGAGATATGTACTTAACAAGAAGCAGGAATTCCTTTTAAAGTGGTGGGGAGATGCCACACGTCAAATCAGGAGGTTGAAACCGGATGTAGTTGTGGTGCTAGGTGATGTTATACAGGGTAAAAGTACCCGCGATGGACAGCTAGTCACCAATCGAAGTGATATTCAAAGGAGTGCAGCCTTTAAGCTGATGAGTCCGATAAGAGAAAAAGCCCACAAGTTTTTCATGCTCAGGGGAACACCATGGCATGAGGGTAAGGCGTCTGAAGATTCCTATGACTTAGCAGAGATGTTACACGCTGAGATGTGTCCTGAAACTGATGAAAGGCTTTTTTGGGAACTTTTTCTACGGCTTCCAGGTGGGAGTAAACCCGTCTTACACTTTACACATCACATAGGAGCAACAAAGGTTTCCTGGTATGAAGCTACTGTACCGCTGAGAGACACTTTAATGCTGCTTTCAGAATTAGGGCGTTGGTATAAGAAAGAAGCTCCTGATGTTCGCTTGACAGTTCGTGCACACAGACACCGCTGTATTGGTGTCTTTATTGCGCCTGACATTCAAGCGTGGACTGTTCCTGCATGGCAGATGAAAACAGCCTATGCACATCAAAAAGCTATAGTTACACTGCCACACATCGGTTATCTGATAGTAGAATGGGACGGAGATGACATTGTAGTGAAACCACGTATGCGTCCAGTGCCACCACCCAACATTGTAGATTTTCAGCTCAAAGGTGAGGAGTAGAAAAGGTGTCTAGTAAGGATATTTACCACAATGTGTGATGTGACAATTATCGTGCCGACGTATGACACACCTGACTTTTTGAAACAGTGTCTATCAGCTATAGAGCGTAATACAGTCGCGCCTTACAAGATATTTGTTGTAGACGATAAAAGTCCATCACTTGAAATGCGCAACCTCTTGCGGAGCATCAAAAGCAGATGTAGTGTTGCCAAGTCACGCATTCGTCGTGGCTTTGCTGGTATTAACAACTGGGCAGTGTCTCATACGAACACCAAATATGTGTGCCTTTTGAATTCTGACACTGAGCCTGGTTACATGTGGCTGACTTATTTGCTTGAAGAGCTTGATAATCATGAAGACGTTGGAATAGTTGGTGCAAAACTGCTATACCCACCACAAAAGGGCTACAGTTTGGGGGGTAGCATCCAACATGCAGGAGTTGCTCGTAATAAAGAGGGATTGCCATATCACATCTATGGCGGGCAGCCTTCAGACTTTCCAGCCGCTAATGTTCGCAGGGAGTTAAATGCTGTCACATTTGCGTGTGCACTTATTCGACGCAAGTTATGGGACGAAGTGGGCGGTCTTGACGAAGGCTACGTTATGGGTCAGTTCGAGGACATAGATTTTTGCAATAAGACACGACGCGCCGGTTGGAAAATCATTTATCAACCGAAGGCAACGCTCTTACATTATGAGCATGGTTCAGGTGATGAGTTTGTTACTAAGCACAGTCTACACAATCGAGATCGACTTATGAGCATTTGGGGTAATCTTGGATCGGATGAACACCTATTTGTTTAGGGGGAAAAATGTTTAAGTTCTCTGTGATTATTCCGACGTACAATAGAAGAGAAAACCTCTACTTGACGCTTTGTGCTCTTGATAAAACATTGCTGCATTACAAGCATCCTGTTGAAATCATTGTCATGGACGATGGGTCTACTGACAACTCACTTGAGGTAATGCATGAGTTCAGAGACAGATTTGCATTGCAATACCGCTGGCAGCCACATGATGGTTTCGGCGTAACGTCAGCGCGTAATCGCGGGTGTGCTATTGCGCGTGGAAAGAACTTCCTGTTTGTGGATTCTGACATATTGCTAACACCGGAGTCACTCGCTCATTTAAGCAACATAGTCAATGCCAATCCAAGCGTTATCATCGCTGGTCGCTACGACTGGATGCTGCCAATGCACATACGTCCGTATGATGTTTACCACAACTGGGACAAGATAATTGCCGGCACACTTCCTTCGGCACAGTTTGGTGGTGATCCAAAGGGTATTATCGGTGTAGACCCTCGGTATAGAGAAAATCCTGAAGTGTTTGACAGGCGTATTATTCAAACAGAGTATGCTTCGAAATTATACAGTGGCGTCTTGATGTTTCCAAAGGAAATCTTCTGGGAACTTGGTGGTTACGATGAGAAAATTAGGGCGCATGGTGGCTCAGACTGCGAGATGGGCATTCGTGCACAGCTGGCAGGTTACAAAGCAATTTTCACCAGCTTGGTACATGGCTACCACGTGTATCACGATAGAAATCAATCTGCACATCGTACAAGTGTCAAAGCTAATGTTAAATACATAGCGTCGAAGCATAATCTGAACAAAGTTGGTTTGCACGTGTGGCATGTTGGTGACGATTATGGCATTTGCGAAAAGGGACATAGTCCATTAGCGAGGGAAGAATTGTGAAAGCAGTATCGTTCTCCTTTGTCATCCCAACATATAATCGTAAGCGAAATGTCTCTCTACTACTGCATGCACTAACCCTTCAGACTGACCAAGATTTTGAAGTCATCATTTCTGACGACGGTAGTACAGATGGTACAGAGAAAATGCTTCAGGCATTTAGAGGGCGTCTACGTCTCAAATACCTTTGGCGCGAGCACAATGGATATCGTGTAAGTTTAGCACGTAATGAGGGAACTCGTCATTCTGATTCAAGTTCTACCCACATTTGGTTTCTTGACAGCGACATTCTCTTGAATAAACACGCTGTTGAATCCGCGCGTGCCCTTTGCACTCGTGAGCCTGATGCCATCATATGTGGTCGTTACGATTGGCTGCCACCTATGAAGATTACACCACATGATGTAGAACATAGATGGAATGTACTAACAACTGGGCGTTTACAAAGGATTAGCGTTGATTATCCTCACGAAACTGGTGTACGACCAGATCACAGGGGTACTAAGTATAAAGACAAGGGGCTTTACTTTGACTGTAAAACGCGCCGTAAAAGTGGTGGCACTCTGAGTGGAAATCTAATTGTGCCTAAAATCTGGCTCGCGCGCGGTTTTGATGAAACTATACATGGACAGGGACAAGATGGAGAGTTTGGTCATCACATAAGCGATACACTTGGTGCTGAGTGTATCTTCTGTGACAAGATTGTAGGCTATCACATGGCACATTTTTGTGACAATGAGTGGCGAACCTCGTCAGTAAAAAGAACCATACGTTATATTAATGCTAAATACAGATTGCATGACACGTCAGCAAAGTGGTGAAACAATGAAACTAGACCTCACACAGAAATTAGAGAATCCCCAAAAGTCTTGGGATGATGATTGGGAAAGGATTTGGACGTTCTATTACTGGCGTCTTCACAGTAACTACCGTGCAATGGAGCCTTTTTTACACGCGCCTGTTTTGGATGTAGGCTGCGGGCCTGGTTTTCTATCTGCACGTGTTTTCCCAAACCTCAATTGGTATACAGGTATCGACATATCACCAAAAGCGCTTGAGTATGGTAGGTTCCTATTCCCAGGCGCTCGTTTTGTGCTTGGAGACGTAGAACACAATCCGCTTCCGTTTAATGATAATGAGTTTAAAACTGTGGTCTGCATGGAGCTGATAGAACACATTCAGGAGCACAATGTGTTAGTACCTGAGATGGTACGAGTAAGTAATGAGTACATCGCTTTCACGGTGCCAATTTCTATGTCTGGCGTCGGGCATATCCATCCAGTTTGGTCTGCTAATGACGTGTATCGATTTGCTTCCAAGATGGGTACTGTGTTGGAGATACATAGTTATCACGAAACAAATCACCATCTTGCTTGGGTGAGGGTGAACAAATGAAGCACGCTTCTTTGTGTGTGTTATCATTCAATCGGAAGGAAGTGATGGAGAGAAGCTTAAAAACTCTTCAAGCTAACACACGTTATCCATACGAGTTGATTATCCTAGATGATGGTAGCAACAGATTTACACAGGAGTATCTGTTCAAGGTTGTGAGAGCACACGCAGCAGCTACTGTACTATTTAATACAGACCGAAATCTCGGCATTGGAATTGCAGTTAATCGTGGCTTTCAAATCGCGCGTGGCGATTATCTGTTCAAGCTGGATGCCGACCTAATGTATAAGTCAGGTTGGTTAACCGAGTCAGTGCGTTTGTTGGAACAGCATAGAGAAATTGGCTGCCTCGGCTTGTTCAAGTATTGGCACAAGCCACGTATCTTTTCGGAGAACATCATCAATACCTATGCTGATTACTATGAAGTAGTAGATTTTGTGGGTTCTGCAATCGGGATGCGTCGTGAAATCTATGAGCAGTTTGGTGCTTGGCATGAACAGACACATACATTTGGTGAGGACAAACAATTCAAGATGAAAGTGCAAGCTGGTGGCTTTCAACTAGTGCTACCAAAAAATGACCTTGCAGAGAACGTTGGCTTTGGCGAGTATAAAACATCACTAATCAAAGAGGTGCATATGGAAACCGGGAAGCATGTCTACAATGCACCATATAAGGAACCCCTCATATTCGGAAAGGTGCGGTAATCATGACAGACCAGTATATGCAGAATTATGTGCGCCCAAAAGGTGAACCCCGCGTTGCATTTGTCTCTCGCTGGTACTACATATGGCCCGCATGCGGCGAGCTTGCACATGCGTATAGAGAATGGGCTACTACAATGGTGTTACCATTTCCGATAAAGGAAAAAGGTGTGCCATTTCAAAAGACCTATGAGGACATGATTACTTACTTCGATCCCCAACTATTACATCTTGGCCCAACTTACTATGGGAGCAATTACATCAGCTATGATTTTCTGAAACGTTTCAAAGATGCAAAACCCTACCGTAAGATTATAGCCACTCACGCTGAGACCACAGTAAAGGGCAATCGCATGAGAACGTTCACTGAATTGCCTAAACTGGTAGACATTGTGTACACTTGTAGTCCATCACTTGTGAGGACAATCAAAAAAGCGTCAGGCTGTGATAATGTCAGGTTCCTGCCAACTGCTGTTGACCATGAGGCATATCATCCAGTTAATGTGAAAAAGCAATTTGATCTACTTTTCTTGGGTTATCCTGGTGGGGCTAAGAAATCTAGGGACAAAGTAATAGTTCAACTAGATAGGGATTTTGCTGACCTTTGGGTTGGTGGAGCTTGGTGGGAGCCTTACAATCTACGCCACACTTTCCCTGGTGCATTCAGATCGCATTTCAATGAATGGAACTCACGTGCTCGAATTGGATTGTGCTTGATACCCGATGAGCACAAGACACTTGAGCAATATTACACATACCGCTTGACAAACACTATGGCGACACAAACCTTTGCGATGACGAGCTACACACCTGGATTGGAGAAACTGTTCACCCGTAAGGTGCACCTTGATTGGTACGAAACTTACGACGAATTGGTTGCATTACTTAAATACTGGTTGTCGCATGACAAGGAACGTGAGCAAGTGGCTCGTCAGGGTAGAGAACATGTTCTGAAGCATTTTACTCTTAAACAGCAAACACGACAGCTTTTGATGGATGTAGGAATAACAGTATGAACATTTTGGTTACTGGTATAGGTGGTGGTGTTGGACAGAGTATTGTCAAGAGCTTACAGGACACCGAACATACCATCATTGGTGTTGATAGCGAAGTATTAGGCGCTGGGGTTTATGCTGTTGCAAAAGCATATAAAGTGCCTTACGCGAACGCGCCTGGCTACATAGATAAACTATTAGAAATCTGTGATAAAGAAGAATGTGACATGCTCTTCCCAGGTCTTGATGCTGAGCTGCTGATACTATCAGAGAATGCGAAGATGTTTCAAGACATTGGTACTTTTGTTGTTGTAAGCTCACCAGATGTCATTAAGATTTGTGATGATAAATTGCGTACTTCTTGGTTCCTGTTAGAGCATGGGTTCTATGCTCCAGAAACTTGGTCGCTAACAGATTCTGCTGTTTCCTATTTGAAATTTCCTTTGGTATTGAAGCCAATGAGGGGTGGTGCACGCTCTAAGGGTGTGTACGTAGTTAGAGATTTTGCGGAACTTTCTTATAGGCTTGCTACAATAGATATGAATAACTATGTTAAGCAGGAGTACATTGCTGGCGATGAGTATACCTGTGGAAGCATTACAATCAATGGACGCTGTAGTGGTACTATTGTGATGCGCCGCATACTACGAGATGGAGACACATACAAGGCTTTTGTTGTGGCAGATCAAAGAATACACGACTATGTATGTGCCGTTGCAGATGCTTTGAAACCACTTGGCCCTTGTAACTTTCAACTAAGAATGAAGGGCGATCAACCGTACATATTTGAAATTAACCCCAGATGTTCAGGGACTACATATTGCCGTGCTTTGGCTGGTTTCAATGAGCCTCTAATGACTGTAGATTACTTTGAAAGTGGTAGCCTCCCAACATACAAGATACATGAGGCAACCTTTTTGCGTTACTGGTCAGAGTTGATGGTGGAAAATATTCGTGTTGACACGTTTCGAGAGTGGGGCGTGTTGAAGAACTATGATGGAAGGTTATAGTGGGGGTTGTTTGATGAATGTTGTGGTTACAGGGGCTACGGGCTTTATTGGGCTTCATTTGGTGAAATCTTTGCTGCTGAATGGCCATGAAGTTACTGCTGTGCTGCATGAACGCAATATACCAGCATATATGATGACGGATGCGTTGCATGTAGTTTGGGGCGACCTAGAGCGTCTTGAATCTGTGCACGATGCTGTGGCGCACTCAGATGTGGTTTGTCACCTTGCTGGTTTTATACCACCAAAAATGCAATCTGCATGGTATGCCAAGGAGTGCTTGCTTTATAATAGTCTATTCACACTTGAGGTAGCTAAGTTTGCTAGTGAAAATGCTACTCGCTTTATTTTACTATCATCAGGACAGATTTATAAATATTCAGCAACACCAGTTTCAGAGGATGCTCCTGTGCACCCTGTCGAGTATGGTGCATATTATCTTGCAAGTAAATTGCTCAGTGAGCTCTACGTTGAGCATTTGCAATTCGAGCGTGCACTGCCTACGTGTATACTGCGCATAGGAAACTGCTATGGCCCTGGTATGAAGGCCAGCTCGGTTGTGTCTTATTTCATGCAATGTGCTGCTGCTGGTCAACCATTAACTGTTTTCTATAATGGAACGCCGACACATGACTTTGTGTACGTGGATGATGTTGCTGATGCTATTGTATCAGCAGTGCAATCTGGGGTGGTGGGTATTTATAACATTGGTTCTGGTTGTGCTACGTCCTTACAGGAGTTGGCTGAAACAGTTGTGGAGGTGTATTCAGATAAAGACATTTCCGTTGAAGTTGATTCTACAGATGCACATGTGTCTAAGGGTTTTTCAGCATTGTCGATTGAGAAAGCGCGTAGGGAGTTGGATTATTCTCCTCGGTCATTGAAGGATGGGCTATCTCTGTATCGACGGCAGTTGGAGAGAAACACGTGAGAAACCTTGCAGTCTTCGGTGGACAGCCTACATTTAAAGAGCCTTTGCACGTAGGGCGTCCTAATCTTGCGCGAACATCTGAACTCATAAGCGCATTCAGGGGAATACTTGAGAGCAAATGGCTCACCAATGATGGTTGGTGGGTTCATGCACTGGAGGGTGAGATTAGACGTTATCTGAATGTGAAGCACTGTGTTGTTGTGGCCAACGGAACGCTTGGCCTTGAAATAGCAGCTAAGGCACTTATGCCAAAGTGTGGGGAAGTCATCATGCCTTCGTTCACATTCGCAGCAACGCCACATGCGCTTGCTTGGCAAAGATATAAGCCCGTTTTTGCTGATATTAATCCAACGACTCATGTTCTCGATCCGGTTGATGTAGAATCTCGAATCACTGATGCCACTGTTGGTATCCTTGGTGTACACACATGGGGAACCCCATGCGAGATAGAGGCACTGACTGCGATTGCTGTGAGGCATAGCCTGCCACTCTTTTTCGACGCTGCACATGCGTTTGGATGCAAATATAGAAATCGCAGCATTGGTAACTTTGGACGGTGTGAGGTGTTCTCTTTTCATGCCACAAAGTTCTTTAACACTGTTGAAGGTGGTGCAATCACGACGAATGATTACCAACTGGCTAAAAGACTTCGAGAACTGCGGAACTTTGGCTTCGTTGGTGATGGGACGCACACAACAACAGGTATTGGTATTAATGCTAAAATGAGTGAGTTACATGCTGCTGTTGGAGTGATGAATCTTGCAGAGATTACGTCGTTCGTCGATCGTAACTTTGTGAACTATGTGAATTATAAATATAATTTAACGAATTGTGATTTGCAGGTTTACCAGCAAGAAGGTGGAAATTATCAATACGTGGTTGTTGAGTTGTTGAGCAATGCACTATCAGCGGATGTTTTAGTCAAAGTGCTACAAGCCGAGAACATCATGGCACGCCGTTACTTTTCACCACCTTGCCATAAGATGACTCCTTATAATCAGGAGGGGAGTTATTTGCCAAACACTGAAACTGTCTCGAATCGTGTTTTCGTTCTCCCAACTGGCATGTCGGTTAGACAGCAAGATGTGGATAAGGTTTGTGAGATTATCCTTTATTGCATTGAACACGCGGGGGAGATTATGGAGAAAGTGATATGATAGATGCACCCAAGAAGGCTAGCTTTGTTGGACGTGTTGTGACGCGCATTCGAAGGCTTCTAGCTTCACCGCTTGTTCCTGAGTCACAGCCCACAAGTGCCATTGGCGTTGTTGATGACACATTAGATAGACTTTCAAATCTCTTCATGAACATCTCGACCAAGAGAATTAATGTCTACATTGACGTGGAGGAAATGGACGAGACTGTTGATGAAGTGACAGCAGCCCTTGACATCATGGCTGATAACGCTGTGAACTCAGAGGAAGGTGCAGGTCACTCATTTGTCCTGCATTACGTCAACGTGCCAGATACCCTAAAAAACAACATCGAACTGATGTTGAAGAAAACTAGATGGGCAGAGAAGGCATACTCATTTGCTAGACAGACTCTCAAATATGGTGACTGTTTTGTGCAGTATGTCTTTGACAAGCAATTCAACATCGTGCGCCTGATGGATATGCCTGCAAGTACTATGAAACGATACGAAGATGCGCAAGGTCTGCTGTTGAATGGTAATAAGCAGGGCGAGGCTGCTTTTGAGCAGTGGATTAATGGTGGTATGAGATTCGTTGCTGGTTTTTATCCATGGCAGATAGAACACATGCGTTGGAACCGTGCAGGTAGTTCAAAGTATGGAACTTCTTTACTCTATACGGCTCGCACTGCATGGAAGAAGTTACAGGCGATGGAAGAGGCATTGGTCATCAATTGGCTCACTCGTGCTTTTGCTCGTCTTCTCTTTATCATTGACACAACTGGTAAAGGGCCACTTGAGTCTCAGAAGGCCATTGCGGATTTTAAGAGAACGCTGAAGACGCGCCAAGTTGCTACTGATACAAAGGGCGCACAGCAAATTTCCGTTGTAAAAGACATCTACATTGCCAAGTCACACCGAGAGATGGGTGGTCGTGTTCAAGAAGGTTTAACCGATGTTAAGGTACTCGATACTAGCAATACTGGTTTCTGGAACCTGTCAGCGATTGAATACTATCAGAACAAAATAATTACATCGCTGAAAGTTCCAAAAGCACATCTTGGTATTGAGCGTGACATCAATGCCAAAGCTACTTTGCAGCAACAAGATCGTCGGTTTGCACGTTCTGTTAGACGTGTACAATCTATGTTGAGTCAATCAATTCGACATACAATTACATTGCAGTTGTTGATGTGGGGACTTGATCCTACTGATGTTGAGTACAGAGTTGTTTGGCCCGCTCCCAGTTGGGAAGATGAACAGGAGAAAAGTATAACAACGAAAAACTACATTGATGCTGCTGCGGTTGCACTGAAGCTGGGATTGGTTGACCACAACTACGTCCGTCAAAATTGGCTAAGCATGTCACAGAAACAGTTGAAGGAACTTGAGGGAATAGAGAATAACGTCGAACCAACACAGACACCAGAATCAGATAATGAGGAGTGATGTGAATTATGTTTGGTCTAAAAAAGATTTGGGAAGAATTGCATGTTCAAGGTGCACACATTGCTGTAATCAACGATGAATTAGGTGCGGTGCAAAAAGACACCAAACATATCCCAGTGATGCGTAATAATATAAAGTGGCTTACATGGCTTGTGTCTGCTATTTTCATTGCGGTCGCTGTGGGTTTGCTCCAACAGTTCTTTGGGATATTCGCAATATAAGGAGGTAATGACATGCCATATAAGAAAAACACAGCACCACATCAACTAAAAGGGAAAGGCATTCCACAGAGGTTTATGAATATCTTCATCAGTACGTACAACAGTCTGATGAAGAAGTACAAAGACACCGCGCGGCGTTTTAGAATTGCATACGCTGCAATGAACAAAGCTCTGCGCAAGGCTGGCTATCGTAAAGGCACTGATGGTAAATGGCACAAGGTTCGTAAGGGAGAAGCTTTTGCGTCTGTTCTTGAGGAGCAGATAAACGAAGACGCTCTAGTTGGAGCTTTTGGACAGGGTATCGTTGCCGAGGGCCTTTCGCTGTCAGAAGCACTAAGCAATGGTTTGCACTATGAAGGTATTGCGCTGATGGATAATGTTATCAGTCAGCAAGGCACAGGTAGAGAACGCTTCTATAGCGAAGAGTTTAATGACCTTTGTATGGAGAACACCAACGCATATATGAAGCTTGGGCATGTGGTTACCGTTTACAATAAGCATGGTAGTGCATATGGCTCAGGTTCGTTTGGTATGCCTTCTAAGAATCCAGTTGGTAGACTTACTAAACCAATGTGGCGAGATGGTGAAAACATTCGTTATGCCGCGTTTATTTCACCTACATCGGAGGGAAAAGATTTGATTCAACTGTACTACGATGGGATTGTCAAGGAGACTTCTGTGCGTATGAATGAAGTCTCAAGTCTTTCTCAGATTTTAGATTCGGGTGGAGATGACGATGGAAAGGAGGGCGCTGGTTATCTTGAGGTGATGATGAATGCGAAAATAGTTGGGATTGACTTTTGCGACGAAGCTGGTATAATTGGGGCAGGAACCTTCAAGCGAGAAAATATCGCCTTAGATTTTGGTGAGGAGAATAACATGAACTACGATGAACTGACATTGGAGTTACTGGAGAGTAATGCACAGGCATTGCTGGATGAGTATCTGGCAAGACACTTGGATGCTGCAAAGGAACAGATTGCTGCATTGACCGCAGAAGTTGAAACATTAAAGGCGGCTGCACCTGATGTTGTGCTCACGGAAAAGGTCACTGAATTAACTAACACGCTTGACGTTAAGACCGAGAAGATTTCTGAGTTGGAGTTTGATCTTGCTGTTGAGAAGGCCGCGCAGATTGGTTTGAGTTCAGTGATTGCGGAAGTTTTGCATGAGGAAGCAAAAACGGTTGAGGAGATCAACGAGAAGTTGCCTGGAATCAAGGAACGTGCACTGGCAACTTTCCAAGCGTCTTTTGGAGTAGAGGTCAAACCACATGGTGTAAGTAAAGTCAGTGATGCTGTTGGCGACAAGGATGATTTGAAACCAGACATTAAGGAACACGAGGAATACACCGAAGAGCAAGAGGCAATGGCAAGTTACGCCAGACCTGCATAGTATAGAGAATAAAAGGAGAGAAACGAAATGGCAAATATTATAATGCCACTTGGTACAACTTATGAGGACTATCAAGCTGCACAGGAAGCGTATGTTGATTCACTGATTGATAAGTGGGAGTTTTTCTTAGGGGAAGGTACTAAGAAGCATCCTCTTAAACCAATTCCTAGAAATCTGTGGCGTGCAATGGCTATCATCTTTGAGAATCAGTCCATTGCGAGCACCAGGGGTGCGATGTCTGAGCAAACTTTGACAACGGATGTTACGCTTCCTGTCAAGTATGCTCTGCCCATTGTACGAGATGTGTTCCCACAGCTTATTATTTCTAAGATTGCATCCATTCAGCCTCTACCAATGAGTTCTGGTGGGACTGGACAGGTGTTCTATCTCGACTTTCTTAGGGAAGATGTGACGCCTAACACTAATGTTACGAGTCAAGATAGCGACTACGCATTCTCTCTTGAGAATGAGGTACCTCGCAGGCTTAAGATGACCGTTGAGGCAGAAACTCTAACAGCTACAAAGGACATTCTTGCTGCAACTTGGTCTACTGAAGTTCAGGAAGATGCCCGTGGTGCTATTGGTCTTAATGTTCCTGCTGAATTGGTATCTGCTTGCGGTAGCGAAATTCTCCGAGAGCTTGAACAAAGAATGCTCAACGAAATTCTTGCTGGTGCAGGTGCAGGTAATGTTAATTGGAGTTGGACTGTTCCGACTGGTTACACCACTAAGGAATGGTACGAGACTTTGCATCACGCTTTCATCGACGCACAAGCCCTGATCTATAACAATAGATACCGTAATGCCGACTGGATTATCTGCGGCGTTAATCTTGCGGGTTATGTTATGAAGGGTGCAGACTTTACACCTCTTGAGCGTATGGTTCCACCTGGGCCGCAGCTTTCCGGTGTGAGACTTATTGGCACAAAGACGGGCTTCTGGGACATCTACATGACCCCATATATCAACACCAACAAAGCAATCATGGGCACATATCCAAGGAGCACTATCGATACTGGTTATGTGTTTGCTCCATACATCCCACTTGCTGCAATGCCACTTGTGTATGCAGACTTCCGTGAGCGTGGTCATGCGCGAGAGGGTGCTTATGAGAATAAAGACAAATGGTCGAGAAATGTACGCACAAGAAACGCAAAAATGATGGTGGTATCGTCTATGTACGCTACAATCACCATTTCTGCATAGACAAAACTGTAAGCATAGAAAGTGGGGGACTTTTATGCGAGTACGGAACACTACTGCTATAACGCAAATAGCACCTGGTGGGAGCCGTTTAGACCCAGCAGTTTGGTTAGCGGTTCCCACGCAGGTATCCTACGCAGATGCAATTTGGATGCTTACTCGACGCATGGCGGATATTAATGAAGTAGAAGACAGTGAAGATTTACTGTGGAAACAGGGCAATCAAACTCATCTTTATTGGCTTTCACCATTTTCAATGGGAGATGGTTATGGTACTGCTGCTGAGAACATGATTCTGGCTCTAACAAAGTTGGGCGTTAACTTGTTTGTGCGTCAGTGTTGGTTCCTAGATAGAACAGCATTAGATGACATTACCCGTGCAAAGCTCAACGAGCATATAACCGAACTTTATCGTGTCGGTATTTGTATGGCAACGCCGGGTGAGTTCATAAAGTTGCCTACGGCTTTTAGGATTGGCTTTACGATGTATGAATCAAGTGAGCCACTTAAAATCCATCCTGAGTGGCGACATGATTGCTACAATGTTGATATGCTTGTAGTCCCTAGTGAATTCAGCAAGGAAGCATTTAGTAGTTTTGTGGACGTTCCAATTGAAGTTTGTCCACTTGCACTTAATGAGTTATACATTAAGCCAACACGCAGGAAACCAAAAGCAGATGGAAGTTTCAAGTTCGTTTGTTATGGCACATTAACTGGGAGAAAAGCACCTCTTGAGCTTATGGAGGTTTTCACACGTGCCTTTCCAATTAAACAGTATCCAAACGTGCGAATGGAATTCAAAACGCGCCTTGGGATATTTGGTTGGGGCGAAAATATGCTGCCCGACATTACAGACCCTCGTGTGGTTATTCATAATGGTGATTGGTTCCCGAATCAAATGCTGGCGTGGTTACTTGATGCAGATGCAATGGTTTTCCCATCAAAGGGAGAAGGTTATGCGCTACCTCCACGAGAAGCAATGGCTACGGGCTTACCAACTATCTTTGCTGCGAATACTGGAATGCTTGACTTTGTAAATGATAAGTATAATTGGTCTGTTCCTACGCATCACACTGAGGATTCGCCACTTGGAGGTGTTTGGCATATTCCAGATTGGGACAATCTGGCTGATGTAATGCTTAACGTTTATCACAATCAGAAGAAATCATTTGATAAAGCATATCGTGGAGCAAAGTGGTATGCTTCTGAATTTGGCCCACAGAATGCTGCAAAGAGGTTGGTATCTATCGTAAATAATCTTGATCCATCTACGAGTAGTGTGCGCCGACTACGGAAGCCTAGTGAGTTGCATATTGATGAGCATCAGCCATTTATAGACCTTTTGCAGCGCAACTTAGCACCTAACTCTGTGATTTGGGATATTGGTTTAGGCTCACAGAAAATTCATAGAAGGCTTCGTGATCTAGGCTTTCAAGTATACGCTCTGGTTGACGACAGTGATGACGTTGACACGTCTGGCGTAGAGATGCACGCCGCGTGTAATCTTATGAGTGAACAGCGGGATGGTTTAATTCGTTTTGGTTTGCCAGCAGCAGATGCTTGTATTTTCTGCTGTAATCTACAAAGGTTCAGCGCAGAGGAAATACGAGTTCTTTTGCTTAAAGCCCTTGATTTCTCCAATACGCCTGGTTCTTCAAAGAGCGGCAAGGTCTTCTTCAATGTGCCTTCTGTGTACTTTCCACAGTTTTATGATAAGCGTTCGTCTTTGATGCGGGAAACACAATGGCGCAGGATATTGAAGCGGTTTGTTTACAAATTAACTCCGTATGGTGAAGACAAGCGCTTCTTCATGTTCAGTGTACTTGGAGAGGACAACAGTTCCGCAGCCTTTTACGTGCGTAATCTAGGTAGGGTATTGCAAGGAGTTTGGCACGCATGAGTACTGAAAGGATTCATGACTCTAGCTTGCACATGCTTGTAAAGGATGAGATTGACCTTTTACCGCGCTTGCTAGAATACATCAATGAATGGGTTGATGAAATTATCATTGTGGATACCGGTTCAACTGATGGTACTCTTGATCTGGTAAGGAAGTATACACCAAACGTTTTTCAAATGCCACTTAATCGTAACTTTAGTGCTGCACGTAATTTTGGTTTATCAAAAGCAACGAAGAGCTGGATTTTTCATTTGGACGCTGATGAGCGTCCGACGGAATCCCTTCTGCTATGGTTAACACGTTTTGTTGGGCGTAGAGCGAGTACATTATATGATGGAGTATCTATACACAGACACAATCTTGTAGGTGGCAATCCAATAGGGCGTGCAACGCATGAAAGACATGTACGATTTTTTCGCAATACAGCGTGGTATAGATTTGAAGGTCTTGTGCATGAGCACATTAATGTGCCAGAAGCTTTGGTATTGGATGCTCCACGTGAACTGCTGATTGAGCATTATAAAACTGTGGAACGTCAGAATATGCAAAATGCTTTTTACGAAACCTTGAAGGAGTGAATGACATGGCGAAGAAGAAGAAGAGACCATGCCCTGGTAGTAAAATCAGGAGTAATGGTAAGGGTCGAGGTCGTGGAGTAGGAAAGGGTAAAGGGCCAATAGGTCGTCACAAGTAACGTTGAAGGGGTGTTGTTATGTTGTTAACCGAGATTACTCAAAGGTTTAACGATATGATTACAACTGAGGTGGTAGCAGCAGACCGTTTAAACAGGTTTATATCCGCTGCTGTAGACTACTACAGTCGATATAACCCCATCATAACTGCTATGACTATTGATGTAGTTGAAGATCAAACCCTATACGACTTGCCATCTGATTGCACAACCGTCATTAGTTGTTACTGGTGGCCTTTGGGCGAATTATTTGCAGAGTTGCGTGCAGGTGCAGAGCAGACTTTTATGCTACATAGACCAGCACGCTATCATCTAATCTCTGAGCGTATTATAGATGACATCACTCAGGGTGCATATCTTGAGCGTGTGGTAGGTTACTGGGAGCAAAGGAACAAGCAAATATATGTTGCACCTGAACCAACTGTTGCTGATGAAGACGGTTTGGTATTGTTATACGCTGCAAAACACAGCCTAAATGCTGATGGCACCGGTTATGACAACATCCCTGATGAGGACTTAGGTATTTTCACCGATCTAGTGCTTGCAGAGTTCCTGGGGAGTAAGAGTGCTGAAGTGGCCTGGGAGCCTGACTATTCGGAGGGACAGTCTCGTGTTGCCAAGCACTTTATACCAAAACAGTTGCGTGAGCACATTACGGCGCTACGCAACGGGGTGCGTGACAAATACAGTGCAGTGGGAATCGCGGTGGGATAACATATGCCAATCAATTTGACAGTGCGTCGCAGAGACACTGAACACATAATAAGTGCAGACCCGTGGTCGATAACTGCATATCGTCATGGTGAGACTCAGGATGACGCTGTTCAAACATTCACAATGACGGGTACGCTTATGCCAGCGAGTTCGAGAGCGGTAGCAAGAGCGGTGGATTATGGTGAAGCGCCTGTTGGGATGTCTCTAGCGTTGCTGTTATTGAAATATGACGCTGATGTGTTACAGGCAGGGGATGAAGTTCGTGCCGTTCAAGATTCAACTAGCATTGCGCGTAATTTCATCGTCGTGACACATCTAGGGCAGAACGGATATAAGCAAGAGATCATTATGGACGAAAGGGATTAATACGGTGATTCTCTATGAATGCAACTAAGCTTGACACGAAAACATTTTCTGCTGATGGTTGCTTTGTACGAGCAGAGGCTGGTTTTGTTTGCTCCAAATGCGGATCGGGTAACTTGGTTATTTTGCCAACTCGTAGCGGTGCCATTTTGATGTGCGCCGATTGCACCAACAGTCAGAAAATGGTTATCGCAAAATCTGAGGAAAAAAATAGTGGTTGACATCGTAGACGGCTCAACATTAATCTGGGATCATCTAAAGACCAATGCTGACTTAGCAGCCTTTCGTGCCATGGTAGTTTCTGGTGCTGATGGTATCTATGAGGCTGGTGATTTAACTGCTAAGATATTATCGAGAGAAGTTGCAAAGCGTAGAACGGATGTTGCGCCTACTAGGATACTTGCTGTTTCTGTGCAAGATGCAGCGGAAAGGCCCAGCCACAGAAATAGGGGCATATCCGAGCAAACTGTTCGGATTAGATTACTGGATCGTGATAAGGGCTATCGTAACATCCGTACTGCACGTGTTGAGTTGATGAACCAGTTTAAACCAGGAAACTTTCGGGCAAATGTAGATTCTGGTCAAGGTATTGGGGTGCTTACAATTACTTGGGTTGGAAGGACGGGACACATGAGGGACGCAGCTTTGAGTTTAGATTTCGAAGTCCTGACGTACAACTTGACCGTGGTAAGGAAAGAGAGCTAGGTTACTGTGGGAGCATTCATCGACTTGACTGGCAATCGCTACGGAAGGTGGATGGTATTAGAGCGCACTGGGAATGATAAACGGGGACGTGCACGCTGGCTGTGCCGTTGTGATTGTGGAAATGAAAAGATTGTAGCTGGCGCAAGTCTTCGGTCGGGTGCTTCTAGGAGTTGTGGATGCCTACAGAAAGAGCGAGCAAGTCGGGCGGGCTTCGTTGATTTGACAGGACATAGGTATGGAAGATTAACTGTCGTCAAAAGGATGGCTTCAAATAAACATGGTCAGACCACTTGGCTGTGCAAATGCAATTGCGGGAACGAGGTCATCGTTCTTAGCAACAATCTGCGTAGTGGAAATACTAAGAGTTGTGGTTGTTTGAACAAGGAACGTGTGAGAGAAGCACATCTGTTACCTGAAGGTGTTGCTGCGTTCAATGAGTTGTTCACTAGAATGCAACGTAATGCCGAGGAGCGTAATCTTGAATGGCAACTAACCAGAGAACAAGTTCGTTATCTTACCAAACAATCCTGCTATTACTGCGGCGCAGAGCCTTCAAAGGTATCACACAGACCTCAGTTCAATGGAACTTACGTTTATAACGGTATAGATCGTGTTGACAATGCCAAGGGTTACACAGTAGACAATGTTGTTCCTTGTTGTGAACATTGTAATTATGCCAAACGGACTAGAAGCGTCGAACAATTCAGAGACTGGGTTATAAAAGTTTATGAACATTTCGCTGTCGGCGAGGTGTTCACCACTAAAGGATAGGAGGTTTTATCGTGGCCATCTATGAGGAAACAACTGGTGTAGGTTTGAACAGAGTTCAGATATTTGTTCGAGGTACTGATGGTACTCCACAGTCACAGGGATCACCTGCTGCTGGAGTAGCTTATGGTGGTGAGAGAATTAGTGGGGCGAATGCGTTGACGCTTAATGTACCTGATCCACAGAGGGTCACTGCTACGGGAGATGACAAAGCATATCACACCTTCAGTCTTCCACCTACAGAGAATCCAAGTGGTGAGTTGCGTGTGTCTAAAACTAACATGGACGCAATCGCAATTTTGACATCTACTCAGGAGTTTGGTAGTGCTTCTCAACGGCGTATTGGTTTTGCTACTGATAAGGTTGGTGAGGAAGAGGCAATAATGCTTTGGGGGTCGCGTCAGGCAATTGACTCTGAAGAGGATAGTGTAAGCTTTGGTCAGCGTGTCTGGCAGACGTACTTTGTCTTTAATGCTAAAGCATCAATACGCCCTGCTGCTATGGAATATGCAACAGTCGGCGAGTTTGTGTATTCGCTGGCTGCAAACCCATCAACGCTCGATCAGTTTGGAGATCAATTTACTAGTACGACGCATGGATTCACCAGAGCGTCTTTTACGATGATGGTAACACTGTACAAATACTGGCTTGATGTCTTTGATGGTTCCGGTGCTGGTGCTGGTAGTGATGAGTATACACTTACTCATGCAAGCTCTATGCCAGCAACTGGTGGTGTAATAAATGTTTACGTTGACGGTGCAATGGCTGCGTATACTGAGAATGCTGGTGTTATTACACTTACTGGTGGTGATCCTGGTGCAGATGCAAAGGTAGTCGTTGAGTATACATACGACGACTGATGATAAATAAGGGGGATGAATATGCAAAGCAAAAATGTGGTGTATAGTGATGGCGATGAGTATGATGTCGTCATCACTGTGCACACAGCCACTGTACTTGACGGCATGAGGCGTGCAATTCTTGATATTGAAGCCTCTACCGAAGAGCTCAATCTTGTAGAGGAGAAGTATGCTGGATACCTTCGATTCATGGTATCGGAGGTATATCCTAGCTGTTTAGCAGCTACAGTAACGATTGAGAATGGTGAGAACGCAAAAAAGAAACTATCGAAAGACATGTCTTTCAATGACTTCGCAAAACTACCAGATGCACTTTTTAAGCAGTGGCAAAAGGCAGTTTATGAGTTGAATCCACATTGGGTTTATAAGAGTTCAACAGCAAAAGAGGGGGAAGAACAAGAGCCAACCAACGGCAACAGCGAGAGCTAGATAAAAAGCTGTTGCGTTGGCTCAACAGCAGTAAAAGTACTTCTGTTGCTGATCTTACTGATGAACAGTGGACGTTGAATAATCCTGATTTATCGTGGAAGGTATGGGTGCTGTTAGAGAACATGGGGTGGCAACATTTACCTTACCCTGGCAGTTTGCTTGAACAACCAGAGTGGCTGTTCAACGATCTATTTACAATTTCATGGCGACGCAGATGGATTGATGAACATGCCGCTTCTGGTGTAGGCGCAAAACCTGGGACTAAAGCTGTGGGGTAGTAAGATGTACATCACGCTAAAGGCAAATAAGGAAAATGGAGCGAATGTGCAACGTGCATTCGCACCTATCAATATTTTCTTCAACAGGGTGATAGAATTGTTCCCTATGGTAGTTGAAGAGACTGTTGCTAGTGTGATTGCAGAAGTTTTTGAAGCAGAGGGTGGTCAGAATGAATGGACTGCACTAGCGGAGTACACTCAAGCAGAGCGAATGCGCCTGGGTTATGGCCCCAAGCATCCCATCCTTGTACGTGAGGGGAGTTATATGCAGTCATTTGCTCCAGACTCGCCTCAGTACGTTTCCGAATATGAATCATCTGGTGAAGGCTCCTTTGTACAAAAGATTGGTACTACAAATCCCCTGTTTCCCTGGCATGAGAAGAGTACTAGACCTCCCCACAATATGCCTGCACGTCCTGCAACCCCAGTCGGTGATCCCTTTGTCTATGAGGTAATAGTCAGGCAGCTGAATGAGCATTTAAATGCTTGGTTGGAGGATATGAAGCGTGGCTGAAGAGCAAGTGTCTCGTTTTTACTTTGAAATTGAAGTCACGGGTGATGAAGCTGTTAAGAAAGCTGCCGAGCTACAAGAGCAGCTGACTAAAGCCCTTACCAAGTCTGTCAAACCAACTAAAGATTTGGCGAGTGCTTTTGCCAGCCTTGATAAAAGCATCGCTGAAGCAAATAAACACGTCAAGAGCCTTCTTGACAAGTTGCCTACTGACATTCAACGTATTGATAAATCTGTCAAGAAAACACTAGATGTTGTCGAAAAGGATTTTGAAGACCTTAGTGATGCAGTTGTTGGTCATTCCATTGTAACGGAAATGATTGACAAAATCAATGCCGAGTTTGATAGACTTAAAGCCAAACACGGTAGCACCACTGATGAAATGACTGCACATTGGAAAGAATACGTAGAGGCTACTAGAAGAATTCTTGCTGAGTATTTTACTGTAGACTGGTCAGAGGATTTAGAAAAAGGCATTGATGCTCTTGCTAGGAAAATTGCTAACAACTTAGACAAGCTAAGAGCTAAAATAACTACGACTGGTGGTTTGGGAGGTGTTCTTGGTGTTGGCGTAACAGCTGGTGCTGGTGCAATTCCAACGCCGCCACCAGTTGTGTTACCAACGTACAGGGAACAGATTGCAACATGGGCCGAAGACTTTGCCGCTGCTACACAGAAAGCTAGTGTTGCAACTTGGGGCCTTCGTCGCATGGGCTTCATGTTCACACAGTTGGGCAATAACATTGAGCAGTCAGGTAAGAAAATAGTCAACACGATGGCATCGGCTGTCCAAAGTTATTTGGATTTCAACGAAGTTATGGCTAAAACAGGTGTAGCTATAGGGTTAACTTCTAAGGAGTCCGCTGCTTTAAGCGACAACATTGTGGATATGGCGAAAGAGCTTGGTGCTATTTCACCAGAGGAATTAGCCACTGGCTACAAGTCTTGGGCACAGGCTGAAGGTGCTCTACTTGAGACGGAAGACCAGCGTAATACGGTGCTTGCTCAGAGTGTTAAGGTCGCAAAGCTCGCTGAAATGCACAACGCTGACCTCGGAAATACTATTGACTCAGTAAGTGGTATTATGACTGTCTTTAACAAAGACGCTGGTGATCTTGATGATGTGCTGGCACAGTTAAACTTTGGTGTCACGAAAACGTCAACGACACTAGGTGACTTTGGTATTCTTATGCGAGACGTTGGGCCTGTTGCAAAAGATTTAGGTATGGATTTTGAAGACTTAATTGCCGCGCAGATGCTCCTAGCAAAGGCTAACATTCGTGGCAGTCAAGCCATGATGACAACGCGCTCAACCCTTCAAAACTTAGCTGAGCCTTCAACTACCTTCACCGAGAATATGAACAAGCTGGTGGGTGTCAATGACACACTTGCAGCATACGGTTTTTCTTGGTTAGATGAATTTGGTGGTAGACTTCCTACTCTTGCTGAGTTCGTGGGCCTTCTAGCACGCGAAACGGAGAATCTTACCGATAAACAACGCGCAGAAATCATTGCAACCGTTTCAAACTCACGTTCACAAGCTGGCCTGCTTGCTATGGTGAACGCGCAGATTGAAGCTTACAAGCGAAACAGTGATGCCTTTGAAGAGGCAATGGTAAGTAACGCTGAAGCTGTTGACTTTATGGGTAAAGCTTGGGCTGAGTATGAAAAGCAGGATAGTGTACGTGCCCAAAAAATGAAGCAGCGTTGGGATGAGGTTGGTAGGAGTATAGGTAAGAGTTTAATTGATCTTGGACTTGAGCCAGCAGAAGCACTATCTGAACACTTGGACAAGCTGTCAGAATTTTTAGAGGAGCATCCAGGTTTATCGACTGGTGCAGCGCTTACTGGTGGTGGACTGATTGGTGCTGGTCAAGTGTGGGGACTTCTTGGTTCGCTTGCACAGGTGGCAACACTCATTACAATGCTTGCTAGTAAAGGAGTGTTAACTACTGCGGCAACAGTTGGTACTGGCGTGCTAGGTGCGGGTGCTGCTGCGGTTGCGCCTGCACTACCTGCCGTTGCATTGGCTGCTGCTATGGCGGGTGTCATTCTGGCTCTAAGGAAGTTTGGCAAAGACATTGAGGAAATTAGACTTAAAGGTGGTTTTGGTGAGGAGTCAAGGACTTTCCTTGAGAGCAATTTTGAGTTTTACAAAAGACAAATAGCCACGCACGACTTTGTTGATATTATACGACCTACCACCCCTCTAGGTGAGGAATTGCTTGGTGGGCCAGAGATGACGTTTGACCTTCAGGAAAAGGAACGCATCCTAGCTAGAATAGTCGATCACCTGCAGGGTGTTTCATCTATCGAAACTAAAGAACTTTTTCCTATGTCCGCAGCTGAACGCGCTATGCTTAGTGGTAGACAAGGGCCTTTACAGTTCGCACAAGAAGATTTCCCTATGTCAGCTGCTGAGCGTGCTATGCGTGGTGCTGGACTTGGTGGTGTTATAACAAGTGCGGAAGAGTTTATTCCTGATGCAGTGAAAGCAAAGTTTGAATCTGATATGCTTAGCTTTGTTGAGGATATAAAGAGGATTGAAGACAATGCTAGGCACGAATCTACTAGACTTGCTGAACAGGCTGCTGAGAATAAGCTTGCTGTGATTAAGAGTTATGATGACAAAGAAATTGCAGCAGCAGAAGACCTAACGCAGCGACTTAAATCGATTGTTATAGATATGCACGAATCTAAAGAGCGTGCAGTAGCATCTAGTGAAAAGCGGATTGAAGCTTTGGATGCACGTCATCATAAGGCACTGATTCGCGCAGAAGAGGACTTTGCGCGTCAGATGGCTCGTGCAGCACAGGATTATGCATGGTCGGAGGCTAGGGCGCAAGAAGACTACAATGCTAGTCGTGCAGAGAGTATAAAGCAATATCAGAAGAACGAGGCTGATGACGCTGAACGCTTTAATCTTCAGATGGAGCGTCTTGAGAAGGATCACGCTGATAATCTACGTGGCATCATTCGCAACCGTGATGCACGTGGTTTCATTGAAGAGATGCTTTCCTACAACAGAAGGAAGGCAGAAGCACAAGAAGACTATGACATTCGCAGGCGTGATGCACGTGAGTCATTTGATGAGCAACAGGCTCAAGCCAAAGAGAACTACGACAAATCTCGTGCACGGGCGCGAGAAGACTATGAGCGACAGCGTAAGCTTGCTGAAGAGCAATATACTTTTGCACGAAACCGTAGGATTGCGGACTACGAAGATCAACGAAAATTGATGAAGGCTGCACTGGCCGAGCAGTTGTATATGATCGAAAAAGAAGCACATGATCGACACAATGAAGAAGTTGCAGCAGCACAAAGGTCTCAAGCTGAGCGAGATAAAGCAGAACAAGAAGCACTTACCAGTATTGACGAAAATTTAGAAAAACAACTTACAAAGTTGCGTAAAAACCTTCTGGATCAAGAAGCGCGTGTAAGATTACACTTTTGGGGGCCTGATGGCTTACGTGCCATGCGTGATCAATTCACAGATGAAGAATATCAAGCTATTGAAGATGCCCATAATGATGAGAACTACTTCTATGAAAACACTGTTATTCCAGACACTGACTCAGTTTGGGATAGAATATTTGATATTGTTAAAAGGCATGTAGATGACATAGAGAAGCAGAGAGAAAAAGCACGTGCAGCTTACCTTGAAATCATTAATCTTGAAACACAGGCAGCTGCGGCAACAGCAACGACTGGTGGTGTTCCCAAACAGATTGGTGGCTATGCACCATATGGTACATATATGCTAGGAGAGGCTGGCAGAGAATTCATCCTCTCTAATACTACTACTAGAGCTTTGGAAATGCAGGTTGGCGCTCTTACGCAAAGTAATGTGTTGGGATTAGGTAGAGACAATGGGTCGGGCAAATTGATCTCCATTGTTTTAAGACAGGAAAACTGGCAATTTGCTGGTGCATTGTCTGCTGCTGAAAAAGCGGAGTTGCATGAAGTCGCTCGTATCGGTGCACTCGAAGCATTTGATGAGATTACTGAGAAGGCATGGGGATAAATGGCACAATATTCGTATGAAATTGGTGCAAATGCTGGTGCTCGTGTAAACGTTGAGGACTTAGCTACAGGCTTCCCTCCACCGAGGGGAACACATGACCGTTACTCTGTAGTACGTGTTGGTGGTGATGGAATCTCTGTAGGTGATGGTTATCCTCGTATCACTTGGGTTTTTGATTACCTAACGACTGCTGCATTCAATATCTTAATGGCTTATATCACTGGTGCATCGTCGTCTGTATCTATAAATACGCGCCTAGACGATGGAACATACCAAGCGTATGCAACTGCTATTATGCACAGACCAGAGATACCAGGTGGAGCTAGACGTGTGTTTGCAGGCTACCGAGATGTTACGATTGTGTTCACAAGGTGTGAAGTATAATGCCAAATCTAAGTGCACCACAACTTGCCACACTACGAACGCATCCCCACAAGATAAAGCTCTATCTCGCTGTACTTAAACCTGCAACTATTTACTCTGCGCGGGTGAACGATGGTGGTATCGAGCGAGGTGAACGCACGATTACTTTTGATGGTGGTGCTGGCACACTCGCTAATGTTAAAGCTGGAATGAGCTTGTGGGTTGGTACAGCTGCTGGTCTACAGGACAAGGGACGTGTCAGAATAAAAAGCACAACCGATGATGGTGGTGGAACTGGTACAATTGTTATTGCTGAGAACGGACATATTGATTGGCAAGATGATGACTACCTTACAGCTAAAGAGAACTATGAATATTGGCCTGTCTATCCGCGTATAGATGATGATGGCGTGTTTTATAAAGACTATGATATTGAATACGATGACCATAACGAGCACTTCTATCCTATACCTGTAATGGGGCCACCTGCTTGCGCCTTCTTATCTGATGGTGCTGTTGACGTATTTTTCGATGGTCAAGATAGTTGGTGCCCAGGTACTACTATCGCTTGGGGTGCAGGCAATTCTACGTGGACATTTCCTAGTGGAAACCCTGGTACTAGCACAGCTGAAACACCAGGTAACGTTGAATGGAATACCGCTGGTACATACTGGGTAAGTCTATTGGCTAAGGCAACAGCAGCACCTAATAAAACTACCACTGGTCATCGACCTGTGTTCATTTTCGACCGTACTGGATCGGGCGCACCTTACACTGACTTTGAGGTTCGCAACATCCGTGGCTCACTCAGAAGTGGTGGTTGGTCTTTTGATGTAACTGTGTTTGGCGATGCTGATTCAGATGAATTCGCCGACGGCACAATGGTTGTCCTATTCGCCGAAACATGGTATGGTAATACAGTAAAAGACTTTGGCATGAACCATCCGGGTCGTCAGAACATTCGATGTGTTGGTTGGATTGTTGATGAGACCGTGCGTAAAGACCCTGAGAGTGGGGATGTCTCTTTTAGTGTTCAGGGCCTTGCCGGTCTAATGAAATCTCGCCAAAACTTCTCAGTTGCGTTAGATTACGTTAGTGGTTCGCCAACGAAGTGGTATGAGTTGAAAGAGCTAGACACAGAGCGAGCGATTCATCATTATCTGTACTGGCATTCAACTGTATGCCAAATGACCGACGTTCGTGTACCAAGTGTTTTCCGTGCGGGTTTTCCGAGTGCATATAAGATAAAGTTCCAGGATTTTGCGCGTGGCTCATTGTGGGGAGCACTTTCGCGTCTGTGCCAGGAAGCATTTTATGTGTGTGCAACTGACAGAGATAGCTGCCTCTGGATAGATTTCAACCTGCAATGTTTGGAAGAAAGTTACAGAGGTAGCGTTACAAACGTCATGCTATTGACACATGGAGATTGGACTGGAACATTAGAGATACGTAGGGATGTTGAACCTAACGTTAGCATTGTTGACTTTGAGGGTATGGCTTATGATGGTACGACCGTAACGCCAGTAATTTCAATCGCGCCTGGTGAGGCTCCTGCATACATGGGGTCACCGAAACCATCGAAGCGTCATATACTTGATCCCAGCGGTGATTGGCAAGCAAAGGCGAATCTGTTAGCAGGGCTAAAGTATGCTGAACTGAATAATGAATTCCCAGACATTTCATTCCATTGTATGGGTGATTATTCAATATCTGACATTGTGCCTAGAGAGTATTTCACGCTAACGCTGGTTGCTACCGACACAAAGCGTGGGATTGAGTGGTCAGCACAAAACCTTGTAATTCAACAGATGGAAGAGCATTACGATCACGAAGCTGGCACGTGTGCTGTATCATTTTCCTTTGCTAAAGCCACGCTTGGTACTGCTGGTGTGACTGGAGATTATCCACCTACTGAACCACCAACTCCACCAGATAATCCACCACCTGCACCAATACCACCTCCAACACCTGGACTTGGTGGATGGGCAAAGAAAGTGTACGTTGCCACCAAAACACTTGGGGTATTTTACACTGAGAACTTTGTTGATGACACGAGTAGTCCTGCTGGCGTTCCAACTTGGACTGCTATAAGCACAGGATTGGATTTAGGAGAAGACTGTCTTGGTTTCCGAGGAGACCCATTTGATCCAGAAGGGCGACAATACTGCTTGATGGAAGATGGTCTGTACCGTAGAACTGGTGGTGCTTGGTCACGAGTTTTAGCTATAGCCGATCTTCAACCTGGGGATGGCGATGAGAAATTCATAGCGAATGGTATGGAAACCGATATAAATACTCAGGGGCATGTAGGCGTTCTATCAAAAGCGCCGACAGATTTAAGTGCTTGGTATAATGTTTCGTATGATTACGGAGCTACTTGGTCGCACAATTTGATTGTAAGGATAGTTAATGCATGGCAATCACCAACGCGTGTTTCTTCCTTAGCGATTGGACAGTTTCAAGGTGATTCTGCTGCTGAACCAGGTCAACTACTTTACACAATCATGGGGCATTCTGGTCAATATTTTTATCGTTCCGAAGATGGGGGCGAAACCTGGAGTGTTGTATATCAGAGTGGAGCTGATTCATATTTAGGAATCTCTGGGTGGAGAGCACATGTTTTAGTTGATCCTATGAATCAAGACACTGTGTACATAGGGTACTATGCAGGGCTATTCTCACCTAACGTAGCAAAATCTACAGACAGAGGCACCAGCTTCACGAAGTTCGATCTTAATGCTAGTGAGACCATGGGTGCACTTGACAAGGTGTTTTATCATTTATCGGTGACTACTGGTGGAGTAGTACGTGTAGGTGCATTTTCTTCAGCTCAACACATTCACGGAACTTGGGATGATGGGGATACTTGGAACGAGGTAACACCACAATATTCTGAAAACTCACTTGGTATCTCGCTGCTTCAAAGTGCTCCAGATAATTTATATCTTTTGGGGCGGGGGTCTGGAACTCCCGACACGCTTCGGAACGTCATCTGGGCCTCTATAGATGAGGGAGCTACAATGACTCCAAAAAGTGGGGCACATGCTGATGTCATTGATACTGGTGGTGGTGATAGTATTCCATACAATTGTAATGGTATTCGTGGCATCCTTCAGATTTGGGAAGTCTAACGATGAGTAGGATTGACATCTTACGTCAGCGAATAGTTAAACGCTTACAGCGGTTTGAGAATTCACGCGAACCAAGGCATGAAATCATTTGGGGTTTACTGGGTGATATTGATGGAACAGTTAGCGTTCCCAATCAGTCTGGTAAAGTTTATTGCAGGTTGCTTGGATTAAATAGCATTTTGGTTCGTGCTTGGAACGCAACAGTACCCCTTGTTGCTAACTTACGTGTGGATGTTGAGGTCGAGCGACAGGAGGGTATGCCAAATGATTACTCTGTTCTTGGAATTGCGAAGGTTGGATATGGTGGTTATGAAAATGAAACACGATTCTATTTACCACCTCACCATGAAACACATGAGTATTCAAGCGGAGAGGGTGGCTATGACATAGTAAATGTGTACACTAGAGCATTAGCGGAGTTACGTGCTGATGCTCAAGCAACTCCAGATATGACATTGCACATTAGTGCTGGATTGTATATGACAGAAACGCACCTTGTGATTCGAGCTGCTGCTGATTCGCCAGCGTTTTCAGCTGCTCCAGCGGCAGGCTACAATCGATTTGATTTGCTTTATTTGAACACGAGCAATAATCAATACGAAATCACTGAAGGTACTGCTGCGCTTGCTGGGTTTGCTGCTAGGCCCTTACCAGAGAGCAAACAAATAGCAATTGTATGGGTGTTTTTTCAGGCTGGTGATACAGCAATTACGAACTCAATGCTTATTGATGCTCGTGTGTTTTTGCTACCTGTAGGAGCACTTGAACTTGCAGAACATGCTCTCGATCCACAAGCAGCAAACTCAAAACATACTGGTACATTGGCAGGGCTTCATGCACACGTGTATAATGAGAATAAGTCAAATGAGTGTGATGGTGCAAAGACAGTTTTCATTACTGCCCACGAGTTTATGCCCGAATATCTAGGTGTGTTTCTTAATGGGCAACTACTAACACTCGATGACGATTACACAGAAGGAGCATTCTACGATTCCTTTACAATGTCCACAGCACCGATTGCCGGTGACACATTTATTGTGGCTTATGCTCCACAGATTGCATAGGAGAAGATATTATGCCTGCTATTGATATGATTAGAGGACGACAAACAGTTGTGCCATTAACCAATAAATCTGGTGGTACGCGCTCAGAGGGCGACGTTATTATTAGAGATACAACGGCTGATGATGCTTTCACAACCACAACAACCTCTCAAGATAAGAAGGTTATTGGTGTTGTTGCTGAAACTATAGCTGATGATGCTGCTGGGCGCGTTATCGTAGGTGGTTATGTGTCTGTGCTAGCTGTTGACGCTGCAACGAGTAGAGGTCAATATCTTTATGCGTCAAGTACCACTGGAAAAGCAACACCTAGTACGAATCTCGTCCAAGGTGTGTTTGGAATTGCTTTATCGGCTGTCGGAGCTGCTGGTAATGTAAGTGCTCTTATTTGGCCTATGGCTCCTTATTCGCCCGTTGGTCACATCGTCTTGTTAGCACAGCATGGAATGGCACGAACTGATAACGGTTGTGCTGCTCCTGCAAAGGTGGAAATCGGTGGCACTAATAAAGTTGACATGTTCGTCATGGCATTTGATAAAGATGCTGATGAATATGGTCAATGGACTGATGTTATGCCTGACGACTGGGATGGTGGAACTGTAACAGCAAAAGTGCATTGGACTTGTGGTGTAGGCGGCGGTGCTGACGAAACTGTTTCATGGGACATAAGTGGACGCTCTTATGCTGACGATGACACTATTGACCAAGCTATGGGAACAGCAATAACTGTCAACGATACTTGGCATGCAGATAAAGACTTGCACATTACAGATGCAACATCTGCTATTACACTTGCTGGTACACCTGCTGCTGGCGAATTAGTTCAGTGGCAAGTTATGCGAGATGTCTCAGACGACGACTTGGCTGTAGACGCACAACTATTGGCAGTTCACATTACCTACACTAGAGCATTTGCGGTGACGCCATGACCACACAATTTAGACCCGAACAAGCTAATCTAACTAAGTATTGGGATTTTGGTAGTGGTACTATGCGAATCCCTGCTGGAGTGGATTTTCCTGGTGCTCCAAATGATGGTGATGTATATTACCGCACTGATTTGGATGTGTTCTATATCTATGATGGTGCAGACTGGGAGAGCATACAAGTAACGGCAGCTGATGTTGTTGTTGAGCAGGTTGATGCACCAACTTATGAGGATGTTCAGGACTGGATTAATACTACTCAAAGTGCTGGTGCTATCTCTGGTGGAGCAATTACAGCAACGTCATATGCCATCACTGACGCCGACGATGTGGCAAATACATTCAAAGTCGCTGATGATATGACAGCATATTTTACTGACGGAGTGGAGTTCACAGTTTCTGGGTCTACTGGCAATGATGGTGACTATACGACTGTTGGCAATGCAACCTTTGCTGCTGGTGAAACCACAATAACGGTAGCGAATGTACCCGATGGAACAGATGATGGTGATATTGTTGATGGGCGTGTGGATGTTGATTTTGGCGCAGGAATGATCAAGAAGACGGATGATGATATAGACGGTGTTACAGCTTTCATGGACTGGCCCAAAACTGAACACATCTTGTTGGTTGATGCTACGCGAAATGTTATCTATGTTGATTACAATGCTGGAACCCCACTTGTCAAGGCTACGGATGACCCTGGTACA